TGAAATAGCCATTTATGTGCTCCTTGATTAAGCTGCTGTTGCGTTTAAGTAACCGTGGTAACCGAAGTTCCACTGTACTTGAACTTCTGGGTAACCGACAAAAGACAGTGCTGTACCGCTTGCAATCGTAACTGCTGCAGACAAAGTAACAGTTGTACCGCTGATGTTAGTCACAGTAAGGAAGTTGCTTGCTAAAGCGCCAGTAACACCTGGAACAATTAACTGCATACCGGGGCTGATCGCTGTGTTAGCGGCAGTCAAAGTAAGAGTTGTGCTTGAACCTGATGTAGAACCAACTGCAGTAACAGTAACTGCTGTATCTGGAACAACGTTAACAACACGGAAAGGTGCTGTAGCAGTAACACGTGTGTTACCTTGTGTGCCAGAAGTAACAACACCACCTGTCAAGCCCATTGCTGAGTCGCCAGTTGTAGTATTACCAGAAGCAGAACCACCGTTAGAACCGTTTGTTACCAAGTACATGTTAGACCCAATGAAAGATGGGTTTACATAACCGATGGTAGCGCCAGGTGTGTTAGATACAGAAGATGTACCTTGTGTCAACACAGCTGATTGGAACACAGCATAAGGATCATCCACAACATAACCTTGCAGACTGTTAGGTCCGTAAAGAGTGTTAGTGATTGTGTTAGCTGCGTAGAACTGTGCACGTACTGTTTGGCTCATTGAGTTGACGTATTGAGCGCCAACAAAAACACCAATAGTACCAGCCACAGGAGAGTTAGCTGCACCAAGAGTAGTAACGACTAATGAACCACCACTTGCTGTAACGACATCGCCGTCAAACATGTTGTAGCCATAGTTTGAGGCGATAGGGATGAGTCTGGTAGAACCAGAGAACACTCTACCACCGGACAGGCTTACAGGCTTTAGGCCGTAAGCTGCGGGAACAATAGGATATGCCATTTAAAAACTCCTAAGATTATTTAGTACCTAAACCAAACCCGTTACCTCTGGAACTTGTTGACTGGCGTTCAGAAAACAATTTACCGTATTGGGGCGCGGATTGGTTCTTCAAAAAGTTGTTGTCTACAGACTCCATCTGAGACTGATTTTGCTTTTGATAGTACTCGTCCATCGCTTTAACGCGTTCTGTAGGCATCTTGCATAGCATTAAGCCTCCAATTTCCACGTTGCCGTTGGCGTTTCCTTCAAGCATCAGCTCGGGATGGTCAGTTGCTTTCACAGGTTCCCAACCGTCTCTGCGTTTTCTAGACACATTGGTTGGGTCCGCAACGCTCATAACATGGGTAGCAATCCAGCGGAAAGACATACCTGGTATGGGTGTTGGATCGGGCAACTTACTCGATGGTGTATATACATATCGAGCTTCTTTTTCGCGTGTAACATTGTCACGGGGTGTACGGTTATCAGCCATTTTGTTTCTCCAATTTAATCATTTCAGCGTAATACAGTTTGGGGTCCAGCTTGTACTTCTTAGCAAGCGCCATTTGAGTAGTTGTCAATTGAACTTTTTTAGTTCCAGACGACCGTGTCGATGGCGCAGTCACTGAAGGAGTTTTCTTTGGGGATTCAGAAGAGCTTCTGTCCGTAGCCTCTCCAAATATTTCAGGAAAGGTCTTTTTGATGCGAGCGTCAATTTGCTCGTAGTACTGGTCTGTGCGAGGATCAACCCCGGAGTTCACTAATTTTTGGTGCAGCCCTAGTGCAAAGCTGGTAACTTCTTCAAACCCTTGCGAACCAAACCACTGGTTTTTAGCCTGCCAGCGCAGGGATTTTTCGTCTGGTGGTGCAGATTGGGTCTGCTGTGGTGGCGAATATACCTCATTTTTTTCAACTTGTAAAGGGGTCGGACGAAAATGTTTTGCCGCCTCTAATTTCATCTTGGCTTCAGTCAAAGCCTCTTGTGCTGCAAGTAACGCATCTGAATCAAACGATTCTTGCGCTGCCTTGTAGTCACGCCTTGCTTTTTCAAGTTCAGCCTCAGCTGCACTCTTAGCCATTTGTGTGAACTGCTCACTGCCGCTATTAACGACTTGCTTGAGGCGTTTGTTCTCCTCAACCAACTGCTGAGCCAGTCTGTCTAACTCTTGACGTTCGCGAAGAGCCGCTTCTTTAGCGCGTCTCTCGTCATGTCTTGCGTGAGTTAGTTCTTTAATTCTGTCTTGGGCACCCTTGGTGTATTGGTTGATTTCCTCATCTGTTGGGTCCAATACTTCACGATCAAGAGGCTTGCGTCCTCGGTCGCGCTCGGGTGTGTCATCAATGATTTCAATTTCAAAATCGTCTTCATTGTGTGTCTCTTGGGGTTTTCCCTTATCTTCGATTTCATCAGGGAATTTGAAATCTTCGCCTTCGTATGTTGCCATAGTTTTTCCTTTTTATGCGCGTGTTATTCCGCGGGGATCATCTACAACACCGTCAACCTGATCATCATTGATGAACCGGAATTCGTTGCCGTAAATTTTGAAACGCGTACCTGCGTAGGTACGTACCAGAACGAAATCACCTGCCTTACACCAAGCCCCAGTTGGAAACTTGGTTTTGTCTGCGTACGCATCTGGACCAACTTTCAAAACAAACAACACGGTGGTTGCATGTTCTTCTTGTTTGGCATAGAAGTCAGGACGCTCAAGGTCTAGCTCAGTACCGTCGATCTTTTTAGAGACCTGGGGCACGCTACAAAGCAACCGATACCCAGAGGGTGTTGGGAGCAATGTTGCTTTTTCCTCGTCTTTCTCTGGTGGTTTTGTAATTTGTTCAATCACTTCAACCGTTGGTTTGAGCTTTAAACGCTCTGGAAGTATGAGATCACTCATCTGATTTTTCTACCTTTTCTTGCAGGTCAAGTAAGAGACCCTCTGCGATGGCTAGACCCGAAATCACCCCACAGAGTTTTTGATATTGGTCAAAATTTTGGCACTGACCTGTTGCTAGATCGTCAGCGTAATCGTTCATTTGTTTGCGTATTTGGTGGCGCAGCGCTCCTGCGAAGTCTTGAATCATTTAGTCGGTTTCTCCTTGGGTTGGTTGTTTTGTTTCTCAAGTGTGCCTGCGTGTTTGATCAAGTCTGCACCACGGTCTCTGCGTTGCTCACGGATTTGCTCCATCTTATGCTGGTTATCCGCCGCAAGCTGTGCATTGCTGTTGTGTACCTGTGCGGCTTTAGCCATCGTGTCCGCATCAAGTCGTCTGTTGTCAATATGGATACGTCCGGCTTTCTCCATCGTGGTTGCCTCAAGTTTGCGACCCTCCAGGACTTGTCTAGCCTGCATTTCCTGCGCTTTGAGCTGTAGAGTTGCCTGTGCTTGTTGCGCTTTAGATTGAGCCTCTTGTGCTTTGATTTGCACCTCTTGCTGACGAATCTGCAACTCTTGTTGTTGCATCTGGATGAGTGGGTCTTGGGCTTGTTGCTGCGCGTGTTGTTGAGCAGCTTGCTGTTGGTTTTGTTGCAGAACCTGAGACGCGGCTTGCGCCATCATGCTAGAGAGCTGTAACTCAACTTGGGGCGCCATCTTGTCATCTTGCTCTGGAATCGGTAGACCCAGGCGCTGTTCAATCTGTTGTCTGTAATGGAAGCCCACGTGCTCTGCAATGTGCGCCATCATTGCCGCTTGAATCTTAGGTGCGTTGGGGTTTTGTCCAATGAGTTGCATTACGATTGGGTCTTGCATCATGGACGTATGCACCTGAATGTGCGACTGGTGATCTTGGTAAAAGAACGCCTTGACGGGTTCTGATTTGAGAATAGACTGGTTCTCTGTGACGGGGTCTTTTGGTTTTTGATCCTCTGGTAGTGGCACCAGCTTGTCCGCGCCTTTGATACCCATCACCTCTAGCATGCGCCTGTGAAGCTCTGGCATATCGTAAATATCTGGTGCCATCTGCGCCATTTGAATCACGGCTTGGTACTGCACCACACGCTGAGACATGGTCGCCGCATTCGGATCGCTGACGGGAATAATGTCTACATTGTCGTAATCGTCTTGTTTAGCTGTTTTGGATCCGTACTCAGGCTCGTACTCGTAGTCAACGGGCGTGTCTTCTTTAATGAGCTTGGCAAGGAGTTTTAGCTCTTGCTTGAACGCGTAGTGCATACGCGCTTGCACCGCCGTCATGACTTTTAACTGGCGCTCAATCAGCGCAAGTGTTGTACCCACAGGTGCTTGGCTGGACATATCGCTGATCTGCATATCAGCGGTTGCGGCAAATCTACGTCCTTCTTCGACGATTTTGTCCAGTAATCCAGCTAAAACTGCACTTGGCTCCTTATATGGGAGTGGCAGTATATTGTCTCTTAACGGACCCGACGCAATATCAACGTCGCGGAATTCTCCTGGTGCAATGGGCGTGTCATCACCTTTAATGCGAAGCCCACGCGATTTAAGTCCTCCGGGGAGGTTAGATAGAGTTCCTGCGTCCACCAGTTGACGCATAATCGAGGTGGCAGACTTTGCAAATCCACCAATAAGATGGAAGAGTCCGAAGCCGTAGGCTCCAAATCCTGGGATGTACTGGTAGTGGACGAAGTGCTGTCGTTTGAGTTTGTTCTCGTCTCCTTCCTTCCAGTTCCTGCGAATTGACAAGACATTGTTGCTCCCTTTGATCAGCGTTACGACATATGGTAACGCAATCCCGGTTTCATTGCCATCTTCGTCTTTATCTTCAAAGCCTTTTAAATCTAGGTCAACGTGAACTTCATAAATGACATAACGATCATCGTTTAAGTCATTGAATCCAGTCTCCATATCCTTGGCTTTCTGGATGTCATCCCTAAGCTGCGTGGCGTCTGGTAGTTCAAAGTCTAGGTAAAAACCCGCCTTTTGTAGCTTTAATATGTCATTTCTAGTCTTGCGCATGACGTGGGTCATACGGTAGCAAGTGTCCATGTCGGTCGTACCGTAGGGCAAAAGCACATCTTCTGCGGGTACAAACATGGATGTTTGGCGTCCAAGTGTGATGTCGTCGTACACTTTTTTGAACGCAGAGCCTGTGGCGGGGAGGCTCCAGAGCATGCGCTCGTGCTCGGGTCTGAACTCAACCATCACCTCGGTCAGCTCATAATTCATGTCATCCTCAACACGGATGGCAGCTTCTTTTTTCTCTGGCGTTTCTTTGCCTAAAATTTTTGTACGAACCGGACCTTGCGCTGGGAACATCTCGGTGATCGTTTCACTTTGGAACCTAACTACGGCTTCTGTAATCATGGGGTGGAACACGCCTGACGCTCCGTTCCACGGCTCCGTTCTTTCTTCGTACTGTAGACCCAGTAGCTTGAGTCCCATTACATACGCTTTTTCCCAGTCTTTGCGCGAACCTTTGTCGTTCTCAATTGCAGATGCTAACTCACTCACCATGCTTGCCATGTCGGCTTCAGGCATGTCTTCTGCTAAATTTTTATAAAAATCTTCTGCCTCGGCTTTTTCAATATCAAGCTCCATGTCTCCAGCAGTAATGTGCACCGCCTCTGGGTCTATGACTTCAATCTCAATGGGTTCGTCCGAGTGTTGTGCAGCAATGCCCTGAGTGTCCGAGTAAAGTGCTTTATCAATATTGGTTGCCATATCTGTCCTTAATAGTATGCAGCGCTTTTACGCCTAAATGTTCTTAGCTCATCGCGCTCATCTGAGTCAAGTGCAATAAAGCCGCCTTGTCTAAAGCGCATCAACGCTTGAGACGTTGTATCCACATAGTCGTCGTTGTCCCCGACTGGGAATGACGCAACTTCTTCAATCACCTCTCTAGCCCAGCGTGTGTCTGGTGCCCAGACCATGCCGCTTGCGAACAGATCAGACACGGCGTTTAGACGCACCATCTTGTCGTTGCCTCTGCTCGGATTTGTTTCTTGCACAGGTATGCCCATCGCACGTAACTCTTGAATCAGTGGAGCACCTGCGGCTTTTTTCTCCACAATAAACGCATCTGGCTCCCATTCTTTGTAATGCTTGAGCGCAATTGCCTTGAGTTCTGGAAACGCCATTCTATCCTTGAACGCATCCAGTAAGATGACTTGCGGCTTCATGTTTTCTTCTTCGTTGTAGAAAACGCCCCACGTTGTGCACGCTGAATAGTCAGAATTGTTCTTGGTCTCAAACGCCGTATCCCAAGACTGAATCACATATTCACAAGGAGGTGGGTTGTCCTGAGTCCAAACGCGCCATGCTTTTCGCGCAATAACCGCAGAGGTGTCGCTCGTTGGCTGCTGCATGTACTGTGCGTTCCAATACCTCGGATCAATAGATGCTTTTGCAGATTTCAGCGCCTCAAGCGGCCACTGCTCAGGCCATAGCGACTTCTCATTCTCCGTGCCCTCGTGCAGTATTGCAGGCAGCTCCACAATCTCCCATCTGGGGGAGTCCGGGTTTCTCGTTTGGTAGTCAATCAGGCGCCCCGTCAGGTCCAGCAGTCCCCAACGCGTCATAATCACAATGATCGCCCCGCCCGGCATCAAACGCTGGAGCGGTCCTGTCTGCATCCACGACCACGCATTATCAAAAGCCAGTCTTGAATTCGCTTTGACATCTTGCTCTGAGTGGGGGTCGTCGATAACGAACAAATCCGCGCCACGTCCTGCAAGTGCACCACCGACACCCGCTGCATAATACTGTCCACCTCTTGAAGTAGACCACTTGCCTGCGGCTTTTTGGTCGTCTGAGACCTCGGTGTTGGGAAATAGCTCATGGAACTCCTCCGAATTGATCAAGTTTCGCACCCTGCGTCCAAAATCCTCAGACAAACCCGCGGTGTGGGTGCCCATGATGATCTTTTTCTCAGGGAATTTGCCTAAAAAGTAAGCAGGAAACAAGTAAGAGCTGAACTCAGACTTACCCATACGGGGCGCGATGTTGATAATCACCCGTTTTTTCTCACCACTTAGCACCGCTTCAAATATAGATGCCAGTTTCCTGTGGTGGGGACCCACTTTAAAGCCCGGATAGACCCGTTTGGCAAACTCAAGGACGCTGTTTTGGGCGGTGGCTACTTTAAATCTTTGCTCTCTGACCTCGAGCATCTCCATCAGTTCAATCTTTTCCGCCGTACTCATACGGGGAAGGGCGGTCTGCAGCGCCTGGATTTCTTGGGGACTAAGCGTTAGGTCGTTGAGTTTCAAGAACATCCCCCACATCCGTAACGTCTACCACACCCATGAACCGATTGAGCTTTTCTTTAATCTTGGAGTCGATCTCTGCGTCTGACATCTCGGTTTTCTTGACCTCGATCTTGTCTGTAAAGAGTCCGACCTCTGTGACCTTGCCCAGTAGTGCAAGCGCTTTGAGGCGTATGCTGGCACTTGGGTTCTCACATTCTTCCAAAATTTTAGCTACCGTGTAGCCTCTCAGTTCTTTGGCTCGCTCTACAAACTCCCAGTCGTAAGCGGTCAGCATGGTGACCAAATGGCGTACGGCTTGTGGCGTTTTAATTTCAGCAAGCGATGTATGTGTGATTTCGTCAGGTGTGGCGGATACGAGATTGGCAAAAGCCTTGCGTGCGTGCTGGGTGTCCAGCTCGTCTGCCTTCTTATCCGTGTCAACGGCTCCCAGTTGCTGGAGCCAGTCGAGGGTATTTACTTTAGCGTCCACAGTCTGGGACGGGGTACTTTTTTCAAGCGACACGAATCCATGTGAGTTGTCACTCACTTCTGGTTCAAAATCAATAAGGTGTTCTAACATTCGCGTAGGTCCTTGTAACCTCGGGTGGATATAGTATATACTACATTCTGTCAAGTGCGCAAGTTGTGCATTTGCTCTCTCCTAGAGGTTGGCTCCTCTTTTATATCCCCCAACGTTGCACTAATCAACTTGGGGGGTTTTTTTATATTGTATTGTCAAACGTTAGACAATAGGTGTTTGGATTTTTTATAATATTACTATGGTATTACAGGAATAGTGGGAGCGGGTGAGGAACAGTGTTCATGGTCGGAGGGTCACTATGGTCTAAAAGAGGGGGATGGGGGTAGTGTGGGGTCAAAAGTAGTCAAAAAATGGGTCAAACTGACCCTAAAGTACCCAGTTCGAGGCGATCAAATACCCCCTTGTTCTACAATGGAATTGTCAATAGGTGAGAGCCGTTGACATTCATTAACTTTTAGGAGAAAGCATTATGACAATTCAAAACAAACAACAAGCCTTTACAACACTCAACACGTTTGCTACTGCACGTGTCCAACTCATCAAGGGTATGCGAGACGCAGGATACGCAACAGTCGAGGAGTGCAGACCCATTGTGATCGAGTGGGCATGCTCTAAGACTAAGTGCAAATTCAACGTGAGCGAATCAACAGGCAAGGTAATGCTAGATAGCAAACACAAACAGTATGAGAAAACCAAGACTGTTGTACGTGACATCATGCTCATGCTACAAGGCACTACCAGGCATGCCGAGACTAAGGCAAATACATCAGATCGCACCGAGGAGATCAAGGTCAGTAAGACTAAGGTCAAAGCCTTTGTGCAACTCTACCAAGGTCTGAGCATTGATGAGATCAAAGCGTATCATGCTGAGGCACTCGCACAGATCAAAGCGATGACTAAGTAATTTTCGGGTCAGTCTGACCCGTTTTTATTTCGAGCGCAAAGATGCGAGGTCTCTGCGCTGTTCCATTCCTTGTCTAACCTTTTTAATTGGAGATCACTATGACTAAAACAGAATTCATGTCCGAGTGTGCCGAGCGCACCATTGACCCTCAACTTGCCCTTGAAAATGACGAGCTTTGCGAAGCTCTTAAAGATCGAGACGATGCCGAGGTAATCCGTATTCTTAACGAGGAGTTTTAATCATGCAAGTACACTTTGAACACACAGACACATTTGCAGGCGAATCCAACTACTCATGGGTGCGTAGGCATACGCAAGCCCTACCTGATAACGTATCCGATCTTAGTCTTGTCCGTAGGGCTAAGGCTTGGGCAGGTCTATCGGGCATCAAAGCGAGAGTAGAAAAGTTTGGTGACATGATCGCCATTTACCCGAGCGGTATCGCTCACGTAGTATTTGTAACCTTTGGAGAGTAACCATGAAAGCAATAGTCAAACGACACAGACGAGGCACGTACCACGTGCTATTCAAAACACCCTCACACCCCATTGGGGTTGTAGGTTTCAAGGTAATCGGAGCGGACAAACAATGGCAACTATTCAACCACTTAGACACCGAGCTTAATTGCTGGACATCCAAGAAAAGCATGGTCGAATACCTAGAGGGTAAGACCGAAGCACAACTACTAGAACTCAACAACAGGAGCTAACATGAAACCAACCATCACCTACCACGGCACAATCACCATCGGCTCAACGCACTACCACGTGCAACACTACAAGCCCTCACCCAACAAGCAACACATGGTCTACGTGTTTAAGAAACACAACCTCATGGAACGTGGCTTAGTGTTCGAGACCGAGTCAGACTACCAAGCATGGTATACCCAAGCACCAAAGCAACTCGATCTTTTCGGGTCAGACTGACCCGTTTTTTGTTGCTTAGTCTTAAAGTTGCTTAATCACACTCAAAAATTAGCTATCCATGATTAAGCAACCAGACTTAACTTCCGACAGTCGCCAAGCCCCGTAGTTATTGCGTGTCCTTAAAAACTGTCTTACTTACTTATCTATTTAAATATATATTTATATATAGGAGAGTATTTATATATGTGTTCATTCTTTATTTGGTTCGGACATTCTTTGTTTTACTTTGGCTTTAGTGTTCTTTTAAAACGATATATATGTCGGACAGAAGTGGCACAAACGCAGTATTCAAGGGGCTTCCCAACTGTCCAAAGTTGTGGCACAATGAGTAGTCTTAGACACCACCAAAGACTAATAACCTAAAAAGGATTTTAATCATGACAAAAACTTACATGCAAATGAAACCGCAAGAGTTGCACAACAGACTAAGCAAACGCATAGCACAACCTGATGCACTCGAACAAAAGAAAGCAGAGATACTCAAAGCAAAGAAAGCGCAGAGGTCAGACAAGATGCTAAGACTACAACACAGAAAGTTATGGTCACGGCTCATCTCACCACTCAAGTACGAACTCTCCAACGCCAAGGTCGGGGCAAAGCATGACGGCAAACACAAACCCGAGCGAGATGTTGCGTTTAGTGCGTACATCAAACTGATGGAGAAACTGTTGATTAAATTTGAGGCACTCCAGTTGCTTAGAGATGAGGAGACAGATAAGCCGATGACCCCGTCTACCATAGCCAAAGATGCAGACATCCCCAACAACGGAGATCATTGGACGGATTGGATACCCACATCCAAGCGCACAGAGATAGCCATGCTATTCGAGGCGATACCCCACGCACCAAAGACTAAGCGCAAAGTACCGTTCCAAAGAACCAAGCGACCCAATACCAAACAGAAACAAACTCTGCTTGTCCGTACCCAAAAGGAACTGGGCAACGCTGAGACCGAGCAACTGATCGAGCCTACCGAGGAGCGAGCCAGTCGCATAGCGCAGATGAAGCAAGCAATCACGATCATCGAGCAGCTAAAGCCAAGCGATGCCGTGCCACACACGTGGCATGGGCTAGAAGATTTCGGGTCAGACTGACCCGTTTTTGTAAAACACTAACCACAAAGGAGAAAGCAAATGAGTGAACAAACTGTTTTGAAATATCAAATCCAAGAAACGAGCAATGGGTTCATGGCGCTCGATGTGCCAAACGATACCTACTTGGAGGATGAGAACGGTGACAACTGTTTCGACACAATCAAGGAAGCAAAAGCATTGATCATTAAAACACTAAAAGGAGAAAGCAAATGACTAAGCAACTTGTTACAACACAATGGGTCTTTTTATTACAGGAGGTGCTGCGCAGATCACGCCCTTGGTATCATAGGGAGTACTACAAACACCGTGTACATCCTGCGATCTGGGATGCGTTCGAGTTAGCCCGTCCCAAAGACTGGCATCAACTGGTGCTAGAGCATCCTTACAAGTCCGACACCGACCCTGGTCGCATCGCTTACACACAAGATGACCGAGCAGGTGAGGCAGATCGTCAGACTGTTACAACCATTGGCAAGTATCTGCGCAGACATTTCCCTGACTTGTCCGACCATGAGATACGTGACATCCAAGCATTACATGTGGCAAACGGCATCAAGATCGTACGCACAACCGCCGAGATGATCTACCACTTGCAACGTGGTCCAAGGTCTTGCATGGTCAACAGTTCTTTTGCTACGCATCCCTACGAATGTTATGACCCACGTTACGGTTGGGCTATGGCAGTACGTGAGGACGGCAACGACACAGTCGGTCGTGCGCTAGTCAACGATAGCGACCCTGAGAACAAGATATTCGTTCGCTCATACCGCAAGAACAATGACGGCTACTCGCATAGCGATGAGCAGTTAGAGGCGTGGCTCAAGTCTCAGGGGTATACAAAAGCGAACGACTGGGAGGGTCTCAAACTCAAAGCTATCGAGCATCGCAACGGTGACTGGGTCGCACCGTATCTTGACGGCAACGTAAAGCAGGCAACGCTCAAGTCTGTATCAGGCGAACGGTACTTCCTCATTGACTCTGACGGCGAGTATGAGATGGACAACACGGCAGGCGTAACACGTGAGGCACATGAGAACACATGCGAGGATTGCGGTGACGGTTACGATGACGGTGACGGTTACTGGGTCGGCATACATGAAGACCGAGGCGTGTGTGAGACTTGCATAAACAACTACATCTATGCGTACTCACGCAGAGGTAACCAGTACCACATACCCGAGGACAATGTCGTTGCCGTTCAAGGTGACTACTACGATACAGACTACCTCGATGACAATGAGATCGTGTGTGACAGAGACGGTGACTACCACAGACGTGAGGACGTGATCTTTATTGAGAGCGATGGTGAGTACTACCAGTCTGACGATTACCGCATCTGCTACGCTGAGGATAGCAATGAGTATGAGCTTAGAGAAGACTGCTGGCAATGCGAGGAGTCATTCAACTGGTACACAAACGACTGCACCGACTCTGTCGAGATAGACGGCAACATTTACCACACAGACCATGCGCCTGAACAAACAACCAAGGAAGAAACAAATGAATAAGAAATCTACACTATACAAAACACTCAAGTACGCACTTAGTCTTAAGCGACCACACAAGTCAATCACCAACATTGACTTCACCAATTGGATAGCAACCACATGCCCACGTGAGGTATGGGACAAGTCCTTTATTGATGCGTGTGGCAATTTGCATGTGGATTACCGCACCGAGTCAAGACACCGCACACTATTCGTATCTCATGTAGATACTGTGCACAAGGTCGAGGGTAAGAACAATATCACCATGACTGCAACCAAATGGTCTGCGTGTGGTGCGCCCCTCGGTGCCGATGACGGTGCGGGTATTGCCTTGCTTATGCACATGATGCACGAGGGTGTGAATGGCTACTATATCTTTACGCAAGGTGAGGAAGTAGGTGGCATCGGTGCTAAGTATGTGGCTAAGAACTATCCCGAGCTACTCGCTGAGTTTGACCGTGCGGTTGCGTTCGATAGGCGTGGCATTGACTCGGTCATTACACATCAGGGTTGGTCACGGTGTTGTAGCGATGTGTTTGCACAGGACTTATCCGATGCACTCAATGTCAGCATGGCGCTCATGTACTCGCCTGACGATAGCGGTGTGTATACAGATACCGCAGAGTTTGTTGACATCATCCCCGAGTGTACGAATATCAGCGTAGGCTACGACCGTGAGCATAGCGAGTTTGAGTCGCTTGACCTTGTCCACTTCCAAGCCCTTGCTGATCGTGTCATACACATGGACTGGGACTTACTTCCAACCAGTCGTGACCCTAAGATACGTGAGAGCAAGTGGGATCAGTCAGACTACGCATACGGTGGCTATACATACAACTGGGACAAGACTACCGACAACTCATTTAGTTACGGCAAGGACATGATGTCTTACAAAGAGTGCTTCATGGCTGACGTACAAGATGCACTACTCGATGCACAGGTAGGTATGTGTGACTTCTTGCTCGAGCTTATGGCTGAGGCGGTGTACCCAGAGGACGTAGACATGGCGATCAAGATGATCGACCGCAGTCGCATAACGGATGAATGGATAAGCGAGGCACTCGCTCGTGCGTGGGTCGAAGACCCTGACACATTACTGATCGACTTGTTCGACTCGGTGTATGCGTACGTGTAACTTCAGCAATCATGATTTTCGGGTCAGTCTGACCCGTTTTTTAACCAAGGAGAAAGCAAATGATTAAAAGTAAACCGAATGTATCCAAATCCATCGTACTGCACGATAAGGAGATAGACCTGATATGCCAAGCCCTGCGCCTTGCTGTATCAGTAAGCGCTAACTTTGAACAGAACGACCATAAGTATGGGCTGATGCGCAGCCTGCTTGCTAGGTTCGATGACCTGCAAAATATGTATAATGTTAGACACAACGACAAGGAGGAGTAAATGCCATCACTACAAGACGCACTACAAAAAGCCATCAATGAGTGGACAGAACCAGAAGATAAACAAGAGGAGAAGCAAATGTCAAAAAGCGAAATCATATTTAATTACATCAGAGACAACGAGGGATGTGTATCTAAAAATGTCATAGATGCCATGTACAAGCAAGGTATCAAGACAGTCACGACCGAGACCATGATCGGGCAATTCATAAAGGTAGGCATGGTGGTGCGAGACCCTGTGTGCAATGAGTTGTTTGCCAAGACAGATAAGTACACGCCTTTATTAACATTTGCCAAAGCACACGGCACAAAGCTAAACAACGCCAAGAAAAAGAAAATCGTCATAACAACACGCCCACCCGCAGCAGCACCCGAGCCTAAGAATGAAGTGCCTGTTGTACGTTGGAACATCGAGGGGTTACTCAGAGACATATCGCTACAACAAGCCAAGGCTTTGTATGTGGAGTTGCATAAATATTTTGGAGGTACAGTATGAACGATTTTAAATTTTTAATTAGAGCAGGGCTATTTACTTTAGCGATGTTTGTTTTATGTATTGGTGGGTGTATGTACGGCATGCCGATATACGATGTGTATGAGCAAGGTTTGCGAGGCGAGGCCGAGTTGGCGAAAGCCAACTACTCCAAGCAAGTAGCCGTACAAGAGGCGCACGCCAAGATGGAGTCCGCTAAGTTATTAGCAGATGCTGAAGTCATACGTGCCGAGGGTGTAGCAAAGGCAAACAAGATCATAGGTGACTCACTCAACAACAACGAAGCATACCTACGCTATCTGTATATCAACAACCTTGAACATACTCAAAATCAAATTATCTACGTACCCACAGAGGCAAACCTTCCTATATTGGAGAGACGTAAATGAAAAGGAGAAAGCGTAATGAAATTATCTATATGGCTGATGGTAATACTGTGTTGGATAGAACTGCTAGAAGTAAATCGACACTTAGTACTAATCATAAAACTAATGGGTGTTCAGCCATGAGTAGGATGACACCATACGACACAGGCAAAGTCAAGATCGGTATCTACTATGAGCCGAAACACAACCACCACAATCCTGACCAAGACTGGGTACAAAAAGCCGTGCTTGGCATCGAGTCAACAATCACGACTGACACAGTCGTTCTTAGCGTTTTGTTTGCTATCTGCACGTACGCAGTTATGGGTCTTATATCGAGGAGTTACTATGAGTGACGTATTTAAATTCATATTGGTAGCCGTCGTTTGCTCGACTATAACTACGCTTGGCATCTGGTCACTTGCGCCCCATCAAGGCTTTGTGATTTACAGATGCGACTGGTCAGAGATCACGCCTGATATACCAATTCAAGTTAGGGATGAATGTCGCAAGCGTGTATTGCATGGGAGTATCTAATGACTAAAGAAGTAAAGCAAGAAGAAGATGAGCCTAAAGAATGGGTAGGGTTAACTAAAGAAGAGGTAAAAAATGAAGTTGAGTTTTTCTTTCGTCATTCTTATGTTGAAGACCCTGATAGATTATTTTTATTTGCTCAAACAATAGAAGCCAAGCTGAAGGAGCGCAACACATGAATAGAAGACTAGCACCAACACCACAACTTAGATGGATAGATAAAAATTTTTATTCTTACGACTCTAACGACAATCAAAATCGAACCATCACCATTCTTGAGCAGTGGCATCAAAATGAAGTATTGACCGAGACGCATGGTTGGCAACCAGTCGAAGGCGGGGAGTGGAAAGAGGTAAAGAAGGAAAAAAACACATGAATAACAAAGATTTTGAACCAATAAGAATCAGAATAATGCAAGAAGCCTATGAACTCGCTGACCGTGGCGATGCCGAAGGTTATAACTCAGTAAAAGTTATGTGCAACGATGTTCAGAATTTATTGAGGAGAGAATGGGTAGGGTTGACGAATGAAGAAATCTATGAAGTATACGAAGCTACTGAAAAGCTAGTTGGTGAGCATTGGGATGATGGCGGTACAACCATGATGTTCCCTACAACTTTATATCAAGCGTTTGAAGCCAAGCTGAAGGAGCGCAACACATGAACCTACACCCTGACTCAATAGAGAAGTTACTCATCGCTGCAAATGATTTAAAAGATGTAGACGGCAGACACCTTGGCTCGACCATGATGTACAAAGTTTTATCTAATGAATTCCTACGCGAGTATGTGCAGCCAACAGAGGAGTGGATTAACAAGATGCTATACACAAAGGAAAAGAACAATGAATGAAGTACTAAACTACTTGCTCCTCGTTGCCGTGCTCGGTCTCGGTGCTGTGTGGATACTTGCAGTATCTTGCTATGTCATATTTTTATTAGGAGCGTATGATGATTGAAGATCTTGAAGATGCATATAAAGAACTCATGGAGTTCTTGGAAGAAGGAGAGTCCGTTGAAGGCATAGTCTTTGGAGATTATGGCTGGGGCGGATTTGGAGAAAAGGCAGACCACAAGGTTCAAAAGAAAGACCAAGGAAAACTAATGACATTGGCTGAGGCAGAGCCACTGATGCATGGTTGGACTTTCTACGGAGGCTATGGTTCGCCTGAGTGCAACGCAACTTATGTATGGACAAACAAGCGCTGTATATGGGTGACTCAGTACGATGGTTCCACGAATCTTGACTCTATGCCAAGACATCCTATTAACTGTATGCCTGATATGCCCGGGGGTTGAAATGACTAAAGAAGAAATAATGAAATTAGTTGAGAAGACAGAATTATTGGGAATTGTAGACCCCCAATACTATAAAAATGAAATGTGGAAACCCCATGTGTGGTTGTTTGCGGAGGAAATAGAAAATCACATTTTAAAAATATTTATTCAAGAATGTCAAAAGTACCTTAATCACTCTAATGACGACATCAGGAAAACCGCATTTAAATGTATTTTTGACATACAAGCAAGGAGATAAGAATGAGTGAAGAATGGAAAATATTTTGGATTTTTGTTAGCTCAGGATTAGGCTTATATGTTGGCGCATTATTATCTGTTTATTTTGAATTTATAAGAAAGGATAAAGATGACTAAAGATGAAATTCAGACAGCAATATTGAACATTTGTAAAGTGCCAATGCACAGTGGTGACTTTAATATTGTTGCATTCGATTCATTTTGCAACAAACTTATTGAGCTTGGCGCGGAAAAAGAGCGTGAAGAATGTGCAAAGATGTGTGATGAATCTGAATATCCTGATGGAATTGATTTGGCTTATTTAATTCGCGCAAGGGGTAAATAATGATTAAAGATACAGCGGTACAAATACTTTTGGAACACTTTAGTGAGGGTATGGTACGCACTATTGTTGATGCTATTGCTGAAGACGAACGTGAAAAATGTGCTGAATTGATACCTCCTCAATATTTTGAATTTCGTGATCGAATACGAGCAAGGGGACAAGAATAATGGATCATTCACAGTTTTATATGACACCAGAGGCTTATGAAATTTTGGCGTTGAGACGAAGAATTGAGGAAATGGAAAGGGAACTGCGAAAGTTAAAGGGAATAGAAGAGCCTGAGCAAAAACCACAAACATTTATGGAGACTGTTAGGCCCGGGGTTGAAAAGATTTTTGATGAAATATATAAGGGGCAAGAATGAAATTTAAAAAAAGACCTGTGGTAGTAGAAGCTACGCAATGGTTTAAAGACGGCGACCATGATCGTGTCAAAAAATTTTTTAATCACGACCCAGAAAAACATGGATGGGGTTGGATTGAAACACTTGAAGGTGGGCATATAGTCACCCCTGGCGATTGGATTATCACTGGTGTTAAGGATGAGCACTATCCATGCAAGCCTGAAATTTTTGAAATGACATATGAAAGGGTAGAAGAATGAAAACCAAAGACGAAATTAAAGAAGAAATTATTGAGCTATATGGGGCTACACAAGCCTTAAACGAAGTAATATACGGATCTTTTGGTACAGGTTTTAGTGCCACGTTTTTGGCAAAGCACAACACTCAAATTAACAACGTGCTTAGGAGAGTTGTAGCAAAGGAAGACCCGGGAGTAAGTTTAACAAACGTATCACACACAAGGAGAAAGCAATGAGCGTATTAATTCACACGGATGTTTTGCCTGCAAGTTTATGTAACGAGTTGTACGAAGACACACTAAAGACTTTAAAAGAACCTAAAGATCAATGGTGTAGCAACTTTATGTGGGCGCAGGGCATCGTCAAAGCTAGTCATTCAGTATTGGTGCGCTCATATCCTGAAAACATAAAGCAGTTAATATTAAACAACCTTATAAGAAAGGGGTTTATCAGTCATAGTAAGTACTGTGTTATGAACTATGCGTGGACAAGACTCAGCTACATTCCTTGGCACAATGACGATGGATATGCGGATGCTATCACTATTTATTTAAACCCCGTGTGGGATAAAGACTGGGGTGGATATTTTTTGTACTTAGCAGATGAGCCTGGGTATGTTAAAGGGTACATACCAACATTTAATACTGCGGTGTTTAACAAGGCAAATGCGCCCCATTGCACCACGCCTGTATCTTTAGATGCACCAGTGGTAAGAGCAACTGTTCAAATATTTCCAATTAAACAATGAGTACTTTTCCCCCCATACCGCATAAAGTTTTAGCGTTATTTAAAGACTTTAAGTTTTTAGAAGGTAACGCACCGATCATGCAAGGACGTATCCCTGACAAGCTGATGCAGGAGATAGGTTCGTTTGTTGACATTTGTAGAAGCATCAAAAGCCAAGAGTTGTTTTACTTATTACGCCAACGTACTACGGTAAGCGATAACTTTTCTCATGTACCAGTCCCGACGGTAGCGTTTGAGAACTCATTTACGCAAGCGTTTCTTATCTATCTTGGTGAGTATGTGCAGTCACAGATTTTTGGTGAGGCACACCGTAGAGAATTTAGAGTTAAGAAATATGACGGACACTTTAACGGGTATGATTTTTGGACATGCTTTTATAACGTAGGGGATTACGTCCCAAGGCATCAACACTTCGCTGTATTTTCAGGAGTCATATACTATACAGATGGCGCAGAGCCAACTGAGTTTCAAAACGGTGTAAAGTATTTAGGCAAAAAAGGAGACATACTTATCTTTCCCTCTGAGTTAGTTCATTGGGTAGATGCAGTATCGCAAGAAAGAGTAACGCTTTCTTTTAATTTGATTTAACTTTAAAGGAGAAAGAAATGAACGACATACTAGAAGTTTTAATGACGCTTGCAGTGCTTTGTATCGCATCAATGTGGATCACTGTGGTGTTTTGTTATGTGCTATTTATACTAGGAGTTCATGATGAATAGCACTATGTATTTAGCTATTATTTTCTTTTGTCGCGGTATTGATTGCGGAATGATTGCCGTTGAAACACCCTACGCAAACCAAGAAGAATGTAAACAGGAGGTTACCAACGTAGAAGACAAAATAAAAGCCGATAAAACCTTGACGGTTGTGGAAGGCAGATGTGCTAAGTTTTACCTAAAAAACACAAACTATGCAAGGAAGTAAGAATGAAACTTAGAACATGGCGCAGGCAGATGACCAGGCGGGACACTGGTTTTGTAAGGTCAGTGGATAGGTTGATGGAATTAATTGCACATCATTCAAATAAGCTTTCAAAATCATTGCAAGAAATCTATCAGAAATCATTACAGGAGAAACAAAATGAGTGACGGAGGAAAAGGTTCAGTCCAAAGACCTGTTAACATGGACGCATTTGCAAGTAACTTTGATAGAATTTTTAGGAGTAAACCAATGGATGATCAAACAAGAGAAATAGATTTACAACTGGGCGATGCACTCGCAGAGCTTAACTTGTATCAGAACGCAATAGAAGAAGCAAAGGTGATTTGTGATGATGTGGATAGCGGACGTTACGGCGATGCGCTAGTGCACGTGCAAAAGTTTTACGCTAAGCTTGAGGCAATACGTCAGTACAGAGCTAAAGCCGTGGACATGGATGGGAGATGTTAATGAAAGCATTTCCAAACGGAATAATTACAAACGGTGATGGTTTGATTATTGGTGGTCAACAAGGTATGGATTTAAGAGACTGGTTTGCAGGAATGGCTATGCTCGGAATGTTGTCTGAACATTCAGGCATTAGATACGATACGGATGAACTTACACAGTTTTCTTATGAAGTAGCGGACGCAATGATGAAAGCAAGGTTACAAAATGACAGCTTGGAGGAAAAGACAAGTGTTCCAAAAGATCAACACCTATGAGGGCAGACCTCTTGGTGTACACACAGGTGAGGTGAATCAAATCTTTCGCCCTGCTTGGTTGTGCACCGTTTGTAAGAAGATATTCTTTAACAAAGAAGAAACCGAAACACACGACCACAAGGACAAGGACGATGCCAAGACCCAAAAGTGAAATCACAGGATACAAAACAACATCGTTTCGTATGACACCAGAACAAAAGGAAATGTTCAAAGCAATAGGAGGAATAGAATGGTTAAGAAATTACTTGAACAGACAAATCAGATCAGAACAAATTCAGCTAGGCATTGCCGCGTACAAGGAGGGTACTAATGATCTCAAACGATAGACAACAAGAACTGTTTCCAAAAGCCGATGACAAACAAGTAGGCGGTAACCACTACAAAGACATGGCGATACAGCCGTGGACAGTAATGGAGAATGTGTTGACCACACAGGAGTTCATAGGATTCTTAAAGGGTAACATCATCAAATACTCTATGCGTGCAGGACGCAAGGGTGCGACAGAAGAGGACGTGAAGAAAGCGTTTCACTACATTGAGAAACTAAACGAGGTACTTTACTAATGGCTATGACTCCCGAGGCTTTAGTTAAAAAGCAAATCAAAGCAATCCTTAAAAACAACAACGCCTACTACGCTATGCCGATCGGTATGGGGATGGGTAACTCAGGCGTGCCAGACTTCTTGGTCTGTCATAAGGGGCGCTTCATTGGCATTGAGGCTAAAGCTAAGGGAGGCAAGCCAACGGCACTACAACTTAAACACTTACAAGATATAAAAGATGCAGGAGGAGAAGCACATGTTATTAACGAAGACAACTTACACACTTTACAGGGGATACTAGATGGCACTAACTGAAGCTGAAAAAGAAATGGAGGCGCGTATCGCAACGCTTTCAAACAAAGAACGCGATCATTTAAAAGAGTGCATACACAGACTCGTCATGTGTTACGGTAAGGATGCGTGCACAGGCATGCTGCTTGTCAAAGGACATTTGATCGGTGACATGGGCGAAGTGATTACGCTTAACTGCAACGAGATGGATGCAGCCGAGATGTTGGACGGACTCAAGAATTACTTTGACCATGTCAATATGAGCGATGCACCACCCAAGGAGATGTTTAATTGAGCGCCCCATACAAGACGATACTGACCCTTGACTTTGAGACAAGGTGGGACAGTAAGGACTACACACTAAGTAAGATGACCACAGAGGAGTACATAAGAGATGCGCGATTCACAGCCTTTGGAGCCTGTATCCACGAATACGGAAGTGATAGACCTACACAATGGTACAGAGGAGACGAACTTCCACGAATACTATCTACGTACGACTGGTCACAGACTGCCGTTCTTGCCCATAACGCCCAGTTTGACATCTCTATCCTTGAGTGGGTCTACGATGTCCACCCCTGTTTCATCTTCGACACCTTATCAATGGCAAGAGCTTTACGAGGCGTGGAAGTTGGAAACTCACTTGCAAAGTTGGCTGAAGACTTTGGACTCCCTGCCAAGGGAATGGCAGTACATTCAACGAATGGACTCGAACGACTTAGTGACATCAATATTGAGCGAGAACTGGCAGAATATTGCAAGCACGATGTATACCTATGTGAGCAAATTTTCGGGCGGTTGGTTCAAGGCTACCCTGCTAAGGAACTCAGACTCATCGACATGACGCTTAAGATGTACACGCGCCCCGTGCTTGTACTAGATCAGCCCATGCTTATCGAAGCACTCTCAGAAGAAAGGATTAAACGTGAGGAACTACTCCAAAGACTTGATATTGACGAATCCGACCTCGCGTCGAATCCTAAGTTTGCTGCCTTACTTACAGCGCTCGGGACGGTTCCCCCAACTAAGGTCAGTAAAACTACCGGGAAAGAAACCCTTGCACTTGCGAAAAATGATGCCCTCTTCCAAGCGCTCCTCAATGGTGAACGTGAGGACATTGCCCTCCTTTGTGAAGCACGCCTTCGGGTTAAATCGACGACAGAGAGGACGCGTGCTCAGAGGTTTCTCGATATATCTCAACGCGGCGCACTACCTGTCCCGTTATCGTATTACGGGGCTAAATCGGGTCGTTGGTCGGCAGCCAAAGGCTCCGCTATCAATATGCAAAACCTCAAACGTGGGTCGTTCTTACGTAAAGCAATTATGGCTCCCGAAGGTTCGCAACTCGTTGTTGGAGATTTATCACAGATTGAGCCACGGGTTCTGGCGTGGTTGGCTGACTATCAAGATATGCTCGACATCTTCAAAGGAGGTGGCGACCCTTATGCGGCGTTCGGAGCGCAGATGTTTAACATACCCGGACTCAGTAAAGAAACACATCCTGACCTACGGCAGTCTGCGAAAAGTGCACTACTCGGGTGTGGTTATGGACTCGGATGGTCGTCGTTCGCGTCGCAGTTACTCACCGGCTTTCTTGGAGCGCCGCCCGTACGGTATGAAAAGAAGTTCGCGAAAGCGCTTGGCGTTACGTCGGATGCGGTCGAGAAGTTTTTTGATTGGGATGAGAACGTTAAGAAGCTAGAGGATATACCGCACACCTGTAGCCTACAAGAGCTTGCCGTGCATGCCGTGGCTGCCAAGAAGATCATTGACATATACCGTGCCACCGCGTATCAAGTCGTATCATTTTGGGAGACCTGTGGTGGGCTGATTGAGACGTCTTTGTATGGCGGTAAAGAGCACAAGTACAAATGTTTGACATTTCGCAAGGGTGAGATAGAATTACCAAACGGCATGAAATTGCTGTACCCCGATCTACGCAGAACTAAAGACGATAAAGGTAGGAGCCAGTATGTATACGGGCCAGACGCTACCAAACTTTACCCCGGTAAAGTAACAAACAATGTCACGCAAGCCCTAGCAAGGATTGTGATGACGGACGGAATGCTACGAGTTAACAAATGTTATCCCGTAGTAGGAACTGTGCACGATGAGTTAATATGCGTTGTGCCAGATGACGAGGTCAATGTAGCCAAGACATGGGTCTTGGAGCAAATGACTATGGAGCCGAGCTATATGTCGGGCATACCTCTGGCAGCAGATGGTGGCGCGCATAGACGTTACGGTGAAGCTAAAAACTAAGGAGAGAGAAATGGAACAAACGCAACCGTTTGAAATAAAAGATCACATCATAATTGAAGGCATTACAGAAAACTATGTCTGGTACCACGGATCACTATTAAGACAGAAGATGTCTTCGTGGAGCACAGAGCTTGAGAGCCTTATTAATGTCATGGAGAACAGACACAAGGAACACATCAAGATGTTACAAGAAGTAATGACAGAAAATTACAACCTAAGAAGGCAAATAAGGGATATGAATGACGCCAACAAAACTACAGATACCTAAAACAATACGAGTCGGTAACAAACGCTATTCAATCGAAGTCGTTGAGACAATGCTTAGGCAACGCATCATGGGGACGATTGACTATGACAAGCAAACGATAAGAGTTGGGCGTAAGAGCAATGTGACAGGACGAGCTTATACCCAAGCGATGATGAGTGAAACCTTTTGGCATGAGTTAACTCACGCTATCCTCAACGACATGGGGGAAGATGCACTCAACAAGAACGAGAAGTTTGTCACAGGGTTTGCCAACAGACTTACCAAAGCAATTCGATCAGCGAGGTTTTAATGCCAACAGTTACATGGTCACACAGTTCCCTCAAAGACTATGAGGGATGCGCAAGGCGGTATCACGAAGTCAAGGTTCTCAAGAACTTTCCGTTTGTAGAGAACGAAGCAACGCGTTACGGTACAGAGTTTCACAAGGCAGCAGAAGATTACATCAAGGACGGTACACCCATACCACCACAGTTCTTGTTTGCTAAAGATATGCTAGACGCTTTGATTGCCAAGCCTGGTCGCAAGTTGTGTGAGCAACAGATGGCGCTGACTGCGGACTTAAAGCCTTGCGGTTGGAGAGACAAAGACACATGGGTACGTGGTATTGCTGACCTGCTTATACTCGACGATGACAACTTAACTGCTTGGGTCGTGGACTATAAGACAGGCAACAACAAGTACCCAGATCGTGAGCAACTCAAGCTCATGTCGATCATGGTGTTTGCTCACCATCCGCATATTCGCAAGATCAATTCAGCATTACTCTTTGTAGTAAAAGACGACATGGTCAAGATCAGTATGACCTATGACCAAGCAGAGGGCGAGTGGTGGCAGTACCGCCAACGCGTTGCCCGTATCGAGCAAGCCCACGCCACAGATGTATGGAACCCCAAGCCATCACCGCTGTGTCCGTGGTGTCCTGTAAAAACGTGTGAACACAACCCCAAACATTAGGAGTAAATCATGGCTAAGTCTAGTCCAGAAAAGTTAGCGTACAACACCAAGTACGAATCAAGTCCGGCTCAAGTTAAGAAACGCGAGGAACGTAACCGAGCAAGAGCGTTAGAGATGAAGGCAGGGAAGGTTAAGAAGGGAGACAACAAGGAAGTCGATCACATCAAGATGCTTGATGCAGGCGGTAAGAATGTAAAGAAGAACTTGCGTGTAGTACCTGAGAAGGTCAATAGAAGTTGGAGAGATGAGCACGGCAAGCAGTACGGTAAGAATAAATAAAAGAGAGAGCAAATGCAAATAGTAGAAGACAAAGCGCTGGTCTTTCGTACGCGAAACCCAGCCAAGTACAGCATCATCCCTAAACATAAGATACTCAGCGAGGACAAAGGCACGTACGAGATTGCTGTGTACTGGGGACTAGACGAAGCCAGAGTTTTAAAGAACCTTGGTGTAAAGAGTGTGCCCTCACCGATTGAGCGCAAATACAATTGGCCTGGTCGTTTCAAACCAATGGCACACCAGATCGAGACGTCTGCTTTTCTTACACTACACAAGCGTGCGTTTGTATTCTCTGAACCGGGTACAGGCAAGACACTATCAGCGCTGTGGGCTGCCGACTATTTGATGAAGCGTGGTGAGGTCAGGCGTTGCTTAATTCTTTGCCCCTTGTCGATCATGCAGTCTGCGTGGCTTAGTGATATGAACAACAGTATCATTCATCGCTCTGCCATTGTTGCGCACCATGCCCAGGCTACCCGAAGAATTGAGATGATTCAACAAGGCTATGAGTTTGTGATTACAAACTACGAGGGCTTGAATCTTATTGCCGAAGAAGTTAATAGCAACGGCAAGTTTGACTTGGTTATTGTGGATGAGGCTAACGCATACAAGTCTGTGACCACCAAAAGATGGAAGTCTTTAAAGTCCATCATCAAACCCAACACACACCTATGGATGATGACAGGCACACCTGCATCGCAGTCACCTGTTGATGCCTACGGTCTTGCCAAGCTCGTTAATCCAACCAACGTACCTATGTTCTTTACAGGATGGAGAGACAAGGTCATGAACAAAGTCACCATGTACAAGTGGGCGCCCAAGGCAGAAGCTAAACAGTTGGTGCACGAAGCACTACAACCTGCGATCAGGTTCACTAAAGACCAATGTCTTGACTTGCCACCTGTACTGACCATGACACGCGAAGTCCCACTCACGCCTCAACAAGCCAAGTACTACAACCTACTCAAAGAGCAGATGCTTGTGCAAGCAGCAGGGGAGACCATCAGCGCAGTCAATGCGGCAGCAAGTGTCAGCAAGCTACTTCAAATCAGTTGTGGTGCAGCCTATACGGACGACAAGGAAGTCATCGAGTTTGACTCAGCGCCAAGGCTCAACGTGCTAGAAGAAATACTAGAAGAGACAGATCGCAAAGTCATTATCTTTGCAATGTTCAGGTCAACCATCGACACGATCTACAACCACTTACTCAAGCGCAACATCACGGCTGAGTACATCAACGGTACAGTTACCCCACCAAAACGCTCGGACATTATTAGGAGATTCCAGAATGAGGAAAACCCTAGGGTCTTAGTCATGCAGCCTCAAGCAACTGCACACGGTATCACGTTGACAAGAGCCGACACAGTAGTGTTTTATGGACCGCTTATGAGCGTGGAACAATACACGCAAGCTATTGCAAGGGCTGATCGCAAGGGGCAGGACTCTGACAAAGTAACCGTGATTCATATCCAAGGTAGTCCCATCGAGAAGAAGATGTTCAAGGCTTTGGAATCTAAAGTGAGTGATAACTTACTTATTACCCAGATGTTTGAGAATGAAATAATTATTGACAAGGAGGTGAAATAAACAAAAAACGTGTGTAGAATGTCTAACGCTTGACAACAAAACATAAGGAGAAAGCAATGGATGACCAAGCAACTGAGACGGTTCCAATCGACAGATTGGTAAAAATTTATCGCAAGATTAAAGAGAAGATTGATACTCTTACCCAAGAGTACGACACGCAGATTGAGACTCTCAAAGCACAGCAAGACGAGATCAAGTTTGCGCTCAAAGATATGATGAAGGCTGACGGCACGACATCATTGAAGACGACCTTTGGTACGGTCAGTCTGATGACCAAGACGCGTTATTCAACCAACGACTGGGATTCGTTCAAACGATTTATCGTAGAACACGACGCAGTTGATTTGTTGGAGAAGCGTGTGGCTCAGACAAACATGGGTCAGTTCCTCCAAGAAAATCCTGGTGTCGTACCACCAGGCTTGAACTCCATGACGGAGTTTGAGATTCGCATCACTAAACCATCTAAATGAAAGTAACGAAAACTATGTCTAACATAACGACCTTTAACGCTTCGCAAGTACCCGCATTCGCACAAACTGGTGAACTATCTGACACCGCAAAAGCCCTCATCGGTGGAGCGCTCGGTAGCACAACTAAACGTATTTCAATCAAAGGCGGTGTATTCCGCTTGGTCTCCGGTGGTAAGGAGATGGCTTCTATTGAAGACCGTCACCTCGATGTCATCATCGTCAAAGCTGCCCCTAAAGTGAGCCGAGTGTTCTACGCTGCCAAGTACGATGCTGAGAATGTAACTGGTCCAGACTGCTGGTCTAACGATGGTGAATTGCCTGATGCAAACGCTCAGAACAAACAAGCTGAGACATGTATGAGTTGCAAGAACAACGTTGCCGGGTCAGGTCAGGGTAATAGCCGGGCGTGTCGCTATCAACAACGCCTAGCCGTTGTGCTAGAGAACAACCCAAGTGGAGACATTCTCCAGTTGACTCTACCTGCTACATCCATCTTTGGTAAGGAAGACGGTGACAAGCGCCCCTTGCAAGCCTTTGTACGTCACTTGGCACTTGCATCCCCACCTGTGGATGTCGAGAAGATTGTGACTCGCATGAAGTTTGATATGAAGTCTGAGAGTCCCAAGCTCCTCTTTGCTCCTGTACGTTGGCTCACCGCTGAGGAGTACGAGATCACTAGAGAGCAAGGCGAGTCCAGAGAAGCATCAAGCGCAGTCAACATGACGGTCGCCCAAGCTGACGGTGTGAAAGCAAAGTCCGTTCCAGCCCTTGCAGGAAAACCCCCTGTAGTTGAGGACGAGGAGGATGAGATAATTGCTCCCCCACCCAAGGCTAAGAAAGCCAAAGCCGAACCCATTGCCGAAGCCGACGAGGAGCCAGAGATTCGCAAGGAGACAAAGGTAAGCGCTGTCCCTGCGAAGAAAAGCAAACTCGCTGACATCGTGTCCGATTGGGATGATGAGTAATTAAACAGGGGGGCATAAGCCCCCCATCAAAACAATGCCGTACTCAGACAAAATAGCAAACCTAGTAGCCCACGCTCCGCGTGGTCCTGGCAACACGCTAGGACGTTGGGCTATTCATCTCGACTTTCCTGTGACCAAGATCGCTTATGTACTTGGAGTTACTCGTCAAACCGTGTACAACTGGTTTGAGGGTAAGGACGTATTTGTGGCGTACCAAAACAGGGTAGAACTTTTAACAAAAATAATGTCAACCTCAAAGACGGCTGACGAAGCATGGAGAAGAATATGCAAGGAATACAACCTCGATCCCTCAGTAACTCGGAACTGATTCAGTACTCAGCCATGTTCATTGATTCCAATGAAGGCATGCCCCTCGCATGGCAACACGAACTGCTGCGCCGATACATCGCTCTTGCCCCAACAGAAACGCACCTGTACCCCCAAGAAGGTCAGCTCGATCTCTTTAAATAACCCGAAGGAA